TTTAGTTCATCACATGAACCCAATTGACATTGACGACATTGTACATCAGGAGGACTGGATTCTGAATCTAGATTTCTTGATCACAACGACACAACAGACTCACAATGCGATTCACTATGGGCAAGCTCCGCCTGCGCCGATGTTTGCGGTTAGAGCACCTGGTGACACAGCGCTTTGGTAACTAGAAAGGGGACGGCATGAACGGAACAGACGATATTTCTAAGTTGTCGGATAAAGAGCAGCTCGAACGTTTAGAGCGAACGGACAATGGTCCGAAGAGTCACGAAGACGCCATCAAGACGGCGCATCTTCCTCAAGAGCCAGGATCGGTGGTGAACAACTATGAGCGGTATCCAGGACCTACTTGATGTAGCACGAAGTCAGCTCGGAGTTCACGAAGATCCTCCATATTCTAATAGAGTGAAGTACACCGAGGCCTATGGTATGGTTGGCCCTTGGTGCGACATGTATGTTTGGTGGTGTGGCAGAGAGTCCGGAAACGAAGTCGTTATTGGTCGTTTTGCTTTTACTCCAAGTCACGAAGCTTGGTTTAGGGCTCAAGGTCGAGAAGTTGCGATTCGAGATGCACAACCTGGCGATATTGTGTTCTTTAACTTCATCGGGCGCACGTCGCACGTAGGAATTGTGGAGGCAAACCGTGGAGATGGGTTAGTAACTATTGAGGGTAACACTAATGGTTCTGGTAGTCGAGACGGTGGTAGTGTAATTCGCCACTTCCGGTCTTGGTCTTCCGGCATTGTTAGTGTTCACCGACCAGCATATTCTAACGAAGGAGAGTTTGTGATGGACGCAGACGCAAAAGCAGCATTCTTTGGGACGAACATTCGTATCCTGCAAGTTGAGGAACGCGCTATTAAGCGTGAGATGGCGTTGTTTGAACGTGAGAGGAAGCGTGATAAAGCTCGTTGGCGCAAGCTGTGGGACGTTCTTAACGTCGCTGTCGAAGCTGACGAAGACGATGAGGAACGAGATCGTGAGATGAACGAGCGTCTCATTGCCGTACAGACTGAGCTTCAGTCTCAGCGGGATCTCCTAAACGCGCTGTAGCTATATTTGAAAAGGAGGTACAATGCCAGTAGACCCAATAGCACCAGAAGATAGCATTCTACAAAGTGTAAAGAAACTTCTTGGTATTGATGCTTCTTACACTGCGTTTGACTTAGATGTCATTGCGCACATCAACTCTGCTCTAGCTACACTGGGCGACATGGGCGTTGGGCCTACTGAGGGGTTTCTCGTTGAAGACGAAACTCAGCTATGGACCGACTACTTAGATGAGGATCCTCGTTCTGCAAGGATCAAAACCTATATTTCATTGTTTGTTCGTAGAGCCTTTGACCCACCTGGCACCGGGTTTCTTGCTACCTCGTTAGACAACCAGATTAAAGAACTTGAAACTCGAATTGCTTGGCAGCGAGAAGAGTCTATTCCTATCCCAGAGGAGGTAGTAGTTGAATGAGTAAGGTAACTCTAGGTAATACCCCTCTTTCTGACCTTCTGGAAGAGGCATATTTAGCGCACTACGGTGTTAAAGGTATGCATTGGGGTATTCGTAAGGACAAGCAGCAGCGTCAAATTTCTGATATGACGGACCAAGAGCTTCGGGAAACCGTTAATCGAATGCGACTTGAGCAGCAGTATCGAGAGATTACTGAGAGCAAAGCCACTAAAGCAGGCCGAAAGCACGTTGCTAAGTACACCAACCAAGCAGTTAACATGGTGGTGTCTACGGTATTGACTGCTACTATTGGCGCATACGTTAAGTCTAGGTTTGATTCGGGCGACCCGATTCATTTACCTAAGCCTCATCTACCGTCAATTGATCAAATGCCTGGGCTTCGCCGAAGCTGGGTCTAAACAAGGAGTTATATTTCAATGGAACTAACTGACGAGCAAGTTGCAGGTATGTCAGCCGATCAGTTCTTGGCGCACCATGGGCTTAGCCGTGATGAACCGTTTGCTGATACTGGTATGACTGTTAACGACTTCCTTATGCACTACGGTGTTATGGGGATGCACTGGGGTATTCGTAAGGGTAAGGGAACGACTGGCGTTAGCCGTGCTCGTGGCGCTAAGATTGACATGAACAAGCGGCTTATCAATCGGGTTCAGGTTGCTCAAAGCGGACGCAAGTATCGGGCTAGCATGGCTCTTGGTCGGGCTTTCCTTGGCGCAGAGCAGCAGCGAGCAAACCAGAACCGAACCATTTCAAACCTTCGGGCCCAGAACCGTCGACTTCAGAGTGGCCGGGTTACTGTCACGGACCGTCTTGACGTGTTTATGACTACTAGCATTGCGGATCTCTATATTAGCCGCACGCCAAACAAGTCATCCGGGCATTGGAACTAAAGTAACTGTTAGAAAGGACTCGCTTTGGCGTTATCTAACACAGCAACGCCGATTTACTACGGCGAGTTCAGAGATAAAGTACTAAACTTCGAGATTCCTGTTTGCAAGGAAGTCGAAGCTGAAATGAACCGAATAGATGAGTTAATCGCTAATCCTAACATCTATTACGATGATAAAGCTATCGATGGGTTCATTAAGTACTGTGAAAACGAGTTAACACTTACTGATGGCACGGATTTGTACCTGCTTGACACGTTCAAGTTATGGGCTGAGCAGCTTTTAAGCTGGTTCTACTTTGTAGAGCGTAGTGTGTACGACCCCGACACGGGGAGATACCTGAAGAAGCTGGTTAGGAAGCGCCTGGTCACAAAGCAGTACCTGATTGTAGCACGTGGCGCCGCAAAGTCCATGTATGCCTACTGCATTCAGAGCTACTTCTTGAATGTAGACACCTCAACTACCCACCAGATTACTACTGCCCCAACCATGAAGCAGGCCGAAGAGGTTATGTCCCCCTTCCGCACTGCTATCACCAGACAACGTGGCCCCCTGTTTAAGTTCCTCACCGAGGGGTCTATGCAGAACACCACAGGGTCTAAGGTTAATAGGGTTAAGTTAGCATCTACTAAGAAGGGCATTGAGAACTTTCTCACGGGTTCTATCCTTGAGATTCGACCAATGTCCATGGCAAAACTCCAGGGCCTTCGTCCTAGAGTCTCTACCATCGATGAGTGGTTGTCCGGTGACATCAGAGAAGACGTGGTTGGTGCAATTGAGCAGGGTGCATCGAAGCAAGAAGACTACATCATCGTTGCGATCAGTTCTGAAGGAACGGTTCGTAATGGTTCTGGCGATACAATCAAAATGGAACTTGCTAGCATTCTAAAGGGTGAGTATCAAGCGCCACACATTTCGATCTGGCACTACAAACTTGATCACATTGATGAAGTTGCCCAACCCGAGATGTGGCTGAAGGCTAATCCTAACCTTGGTAAGACCGTCACCTACGATGTGTACCATCTTGATGTCGAACGAGCTGAGAAAGCGCCCGCCGCAAGGAACGACATTCTTGCTAAACGCTTTGGTATTCCAATGGAGGGGTACACTTACTTCTTCACTTACGAAGAGACGTTGCCTCACCCACCTCACGAGTTCTGGCAGAACCCTTGTGCTCTTGGCGCTGACCTTTCACAGGGTGATGACTTCTGTGCGTTCACTTTAATGTTCCCGTTGACCAATGGGTCCTTTGGTGTTAAGACTCGAAGCTACATCACGTCTTTAACTTTGATGAAACTTCCTGGTGCCATGCGCACTAAGTACAACGAGTTCATCTCAGAGGGGAGTCTCCACGTGTTAGAGGGTACTAACCTCGATATGATGGAGGTGTATGATGATCTCGATGAGTGGATTCTCAAGAACGAGTATGATGTACGGTGTTTAGGGTATGACCCCTACAACGCTAAAGAGTTTGTCAATCGTTGGGAGGCTGAGAATGGGTCTTTCGGTTTAGTCAAAGTGCTTCAGGGCTCTAAGACCGAGTCGGTTCCTCTGGGCGAGCTTAAGAACTTAAGTGAAGAGCGTATGCTCATATTTGATGAGGATCTCATGGCTTTTGCTATGGGTAACGCAGTCACTCTTGAGGATACTAACGGTAACCGAAAACTTCTTAAGAAGCGCCAAGAAGAGAAGATCGACAACGTTTCGGCCATGATGGATGCGTACATTGCGTGGAAGCTTAACAGGGAGGCATTTGAATGAAAACAGACATTTCTTTTGATGCTTCTGCTGTTGAAGAGGCATTTCTTGTGCACTATGGTATTAAAGGTATGCATTGGGGTATTCGTCGTGACGCATATTTAGATGCTAGACGTGCGAAAAATCAAGAAAAGGCCCAAGAGTATATTCAGAAAGCTGAGCGCTTAGAAACAAAGATTATCGACCTTCAGGCCCAGAAAAGAACGGTAAAAGGTTATAAACGAGGTCGTATTCAGGACGAAATCTCCAGAGCTAGGGTTAGTCAAAAAGAAGCGTTAGGCGACGCCCAACGGTTTCAAGAAGGAAAACGTTTAACCGCCAAACAAGCGCATAGAGTAAGAACTGCTGCATTTGTTGGTGGTACTTTAGCTGCGTACGGGTTATATTCTGCCACTCAAAGTGGGAACGTTCGTCGTTTGGCCCAGATGGGTAAACGATTTGTTCTGAATGACATTGATGTTCCTTTCCGGACTACAGACAAGTACTCTAGTAAGCAGTTAACTGCTAGGGAGATTGAGCGCACCGTTATTCCTGGTATTAATCCTGGTTACGGCCGACCCGGCACCAAGATGAATTGTCGTAGAGCAACAATAGCGTATGAAATGCGACGACGTGGGTACGATGTTAGTGCAACAAAAACCACTAACGCACGAGGTCAAGACACTGGTGGTCTGTACAATACCACAAACCCAGGTAGGAACAATGTTCCTGCGGGTCTTATTGGTATTTCTACTCGATATATGTTGGACAAGGGTAAGCGAAAACTTGGTATTGGTGATACGGACTTTAGTGATAGGATTGATGCCAGTCCTGAGTTTACTAGAGGGTTTCATGATGGCTCGGTCCCTCCCGTAGATCATTTGGGGCAGTCTTTTGTTACTGGAGGAGACATCTTTGATTCTTTAGCAAAGCTACCAGATAGAGCCCGTGGTGAACTCGGAGTTGCTTGGAATGGAGGTGGCGGGCACAGTATGGCTTTTGAGATTGTCGATGGTAAACCGGTTATATTTGACGCACAATCTGGGGCTAGGTACAGTCAACCCGATCAACTTACGGCTAAGTTTGGTAGACGGATTGCAGAAGCTGGGTTTACTCGTCTTGATGACCTAGAGCTTAACCCAGACTTTCTTATGAGGTGGCTTAGGAATGCTTAGTCTAGAAGAAGCAAAAACTATTGTTCAGAAGAATCTTCCTGGCGGCTCGATTCAGTGTTCGGTTGACTACAACGATCTATATTTGTTTCAGGTGTTTAGAATTGCGCCTGGGGAAAGTGAAATGGATCCGTTCTTCTCAGTCAACAAGAAGTCTGGCGCCTTCAAAGATTTCTCGGTAATTACTGATGGTAACACCAATGAAATATTAGGCTTGTTTGAAAAAGCAAAGCTGCAAACTACTAACCATATTTGAAAGGGATACCGATGCACCAGAAGACCACTCAGGCTTTTGTAGTTACGACTCAGGTTGCGCTTAAGCCGCACCAGAAGATTGAAACGATTGCGCTGTTTGATGAGAATGGCGACCCGATTGACGTGTCTTCGCTGACTGTTCAGACTGGCGACGATACGCTTCTTACGGGGTATGAAATTGCTGTTGCTGCCGCTGCAGTAGCCGCTACCGACACCATCAATGAGGCCATTGGCAAGCTTGAGAAGCGTGTCGATGACCTTGAGAACCCCTAACCTCTAACTATATTTGAAGGGAGCCCCATATGGATGAGCAGATGATTCAACAGACCATCATCGTTCCGCAGGGATCTATTAATTCCAATCGTAGTGTAGAGCGTAGTCGTTCTTTAATGAGCAGGGTGAGCCGGTGTTGGTGGTTAACGCTAACAACGAAGACTGGATTGAGCCGGAGTTGATGGAAGGTTGGGAGCCCATCGTGGATCCTGGCATCGGTAGTCCAACTACGCCTCGATATTTTAAAGATGCCACGGGTATCGTGTGGGTTGACTTCTATGCTCAGACCAATGAAGATTGGTTGTCTGGGTTTATGTCGCCAGCGTTTGTTTTGCCCGAGGGGTACAGGCCTGACGCTACGATCATGCGCATGGGTATTTGGTCAAGCTTTGCTAATACTCCAGAGTCCTCTGTTCTTATGATCTTTGCTAATGGCAACATCGTTATTCCTTCGCCCCCAACCGATCCGACGGCGGTCAAGTTCGTCGCTGGGTTCTCTATTCGTCCTGTGTAGGAGGGTCTAATGGATATTTCAGTTGATGAGGAAGACTTTCTAGCACACTTCGGTGTTAAGGGAATGCACTGGGGTATCCGTAAAGATCGAGGTTCTAGTGGAGCTGCGTCGCCAAAGGTTGACCGAGATGCTGCCAAAGATGCTAAAGAATTTGCTAGAGCCCAGATGTTTTATGGTGAGGGTGCTGGAACTCGAAGAAAACTGATTAACAAGTCGGTTGAATACAAGCGAAACACCGTGCCAGGGTACAAGCAAGCCTTTGATAAGCATTTTGCCAGTCAAGACATGTCTAGACACGCAACAAAAGCAGTGAATGAACGTGGTAGGACTGATAAAAAGAAAACCATTAAGCGCGGCGCTAGCTATGTTGCTAGACGCATTACTGGAGAGATGGGTACGGTTGCTGCGTTCACTGCTTTGACTATTGCTGGAGGAGCGTTCTTAAACTCCCCTAAAGGTCGTCAGTTTCTAGATACCTCAAACCAGCATATTCAAGATGCGTTTACCGATGTTAAAAGGCGCAACAATGCTAGAAACATCAATCGTTTCATTAACAATTAGGAGGTGACATAACTTGGCAATCTTAGATAGAATTTCTTCTGTTTGGAACGCCTTCCGATATTTTTCGAATCAACCTCCTAATCTAAGTATTGGACCAGCGTCATATGGATCTAGAATTGATAGGTTCCCGAATCGTTTTACTTCCGAGCGAAGTATTATTGGGTCTATCTATACTCGAATCAGCATTGATGTCGCTACTATCCCTTTATACCATGTCAAGGTCGATGACTTTGGGCGGTATCAAGAGCATGTAGACAGCGGGTTGAATCGGTGTTTGAATCTTGAGCCAAACATGGACCAGGGGCCTCGGGCTTTTCGACAGAACATGGCAAGTAGTCTATTTGACGATGGCGTAATTGCTATTGTTCCTGTAGACACGGCGCAAGACCCAACCACCAACGAGGTGTTTGATATTCATTCGTTACGAGTTGGGCAGATCAAATCCTGGCATCCTCAGCATGTTGTCATTTACTTGTACAACGAGAAAACTGGGGAAAAGGAAGAGATCACGCTTGAGAAGCGGTTCGTAGCAATTGTAGAGAACCCTCTTTACTCTGTGATGAACGAAAAGAACTCAACCCTTCAACGATTGATCACTAAGTTGAATCTTCTGGACAGTGTCGATGACCTGTCTGCTGGTCGGCTTGACATGATTATTCAGTTGCCCTACGTGATTAAGTCTGAGGCACGAAAGATTCAGGCTGAAAAGCGTAGAGAAGAGATTGAGGTTCAGCTTAAGGGTAGCCAGTATGGTATCGCATACACGGATGGTACTGAAAAGATCACTCAGTTAAACCGTCCGGCTGACAACCAACTTTTGAAGCAGATTGAGTACTTAACCAACTTGCTCTACAACCAGCTTGGCATTACTGAAGCCGTTATGAATGGCACCGCAGATGAGTCTGCAATGCTTAACTATCATAACCGCACGGTTGAGCCTATTGTAGACGCCATTAGGGAAGCCATGGAACGCTCGTTCCTTGGGCCCATGGGGGTTAGGCGTGGTGAGCGCATCAAGTACTACCGAGACCCGTTCAAGCTTGTTCCGGTTAGCACGTTAGCTGAGATTGCTGACAAGTTCACACGGAATGAGATTCTTACGGCTAACGAGATGCGTGGCTTTATGGGTATTGCTCCGGCACAGGATCCAAAGGCTGATACACTGATGAACAGTAACATGCCACAGGCTTATGAACAGTTGGCTGGTGCTCCGCAACTTGCTTCTGACCCGACGGAGCCCAAAGCTCCTTTGGCTTTAGAAGCACCTAAACAGGCTGTTGGTTAAGACCATACAATGATTGAACTACTTTGAAAGGAACAGTCAAAATGGAACCAGATTTTGGTGGTTATGCCACTAAGGCTGGTCTTCGTTGTACTGATGGTCGTACCATCATGCCTGGCGCTTTTAAGCACCAGAACCAGAAGACCGTACCCTTAGTTTGGCAGCACGATCACAACACCTTAGAGAATGTTCTAGGACATGTGCTTCTTGAAGACCGTGATGACGGTGTTTACGTGCATGGGTTCTTGAACAACTCTAACCGAGCCGCTCATGCCCGAGAGTTACTTCGGCATGGCGACATTAACATGCTCTCGATTTGGGCCAACCAGCTTGTTGAAAGCGCTAAGCGGGTTACTCACGGAGCGATCAAAGAAGTTAGCTTGGTTCTTGCTGGGGCCAACCCCGGCGCATTAATTGATAATGTGACTATTCGTCACTCAGATGGTGATGAGGAGATCCTTGGCGATGAAGCCATCGTCTATACAGGAATTCCTCTTGTTATGCATTCAGATTTAAACCCCGATAACAAGGAGCAGACCCAAATGGGTGGCGAAAACGATGACAACGATGGTGTGACTCTTCAGCATGAAGACGCTCCTGCTGACTCGTCTGAGAAGACGGTCGAGGATGTCTTTAACAGCATGACTGATGAGCAGAAGACGGTGCTTTACTTCATGGTGGGTGAAGCAATTGAGTCTGCAGGTAAGGGTGACTCAGCTCCTGCTGAGCACAGCGATATTTATGACAACGATGACAACATTGAACACTCTGACAAGGAGGAAGGTACCGTAATGGGTAACGTTTTTGAGCAGAACGCCGGACAGGGTAGCGCCCATGTTCTTCAGCACGATGATATTCAGGGGATTGTGGAGGCGGCCAAGCGTGGTGGCTCGTTGAAGCACGCGGTGGAGGAGTATGCTCTTTCCCATGGTATCGACGACATCAACCTGATGTTCCCCGATGCTAAGTTTGTTGGGGATCAGCCCCAGCTTCTCAGCCGTCGTATGGAGTGGGTGTCGAAGGTCCTCGGCGGCGCTCGTAAGAGCCCGTTCACTCGGATCAAGACCATCGCTGCTGACATCACTGAGGATGAGGCTCGTGCCAAGGGTTACATCACTGGCGCCGAGAAGTTCGACGAGTTCTTCAGCATCCTGACTCGAGAGACCACTCCTCAGACCATCTACAAGAAGCAGTCGCTTGATCGTGACGACATGCTCGACATCACTGACTTCGACATCGTGGCGTTCCTCCGTGCGGAGATGCGTACCATGCTGGACGAGGAAGTTGCTCGAGCCATCCTGATGGGTGATGGGCGAAACATTTCCCACGCCGACAAGATCAAGGAAGCCAACATCCGCCCGATTGCGACGGATCACCCCATTTACGCCACCACCATCAAGATCAACCTTGCTGATGCGGCTTCCAACATTCAGGAGCTGATCGACGCGCTGATCGAGAACCGTAAGGCGTACAAGGGTAGTGGTCTCCCGACCATGTTCACCTCTGAGACGGTTATCGCTCAGTTCCTTCTCCTGAAGGACACGCTTGGTCGTCAGATCTACAAGACCATTGCTGAGGTCGCCGAGGTTCTCCGTGTTACGGAGATTGTCCCGGTCGAGGCCATGGACGAGGATCCTGAGCTGGTTGCCATCCTGGTCAACATGAACGACTACATCGTTGGTGCTGACAAGGGCGGCGAGGTCAGCATGTTCGACGACTTCGACATCGACTACAACAAGCAGAAGTACCTGCTGGAGACCCGGATGTCCGGTGCTCTTAGCCGTCTGAAGTCGGCTATTGTTGTGCGTGCGGTCGAGGCTGCTGACGTTAAGGTGGTTCCTGTGGCTCCGACCTACGATGCTGAGGCTGGCGAGGTCACCATCACTAACACCACTGGTGTGGTATACAAGGATGGCGATGGCACGGTCATCAACGCCGCTGGTTCGCCGTACACGGTTGCTGTGGGTGAGAGCTACACCGTCACCGCCACGGCTGGCTCGGGCTACTACTTCGCCTCTTCGGAGCAGAAGTCGTGGACGTTCCGTAACCGCGGCTAACCCACTATCAAGGAGTCAGCTCTATGCCTAAATTCCATGGAGAAGTGGGATATTCTGCAGGATCTGTAGAAGAACCGGCAGAGTCTGGCATCTGGGTTGACGACATTGTTGAGCGAGCTTACTATGGGGATGTTGTGAAACAAACCCGTAATCTAGAAGCTGGTGAGCCAATCAATAGCGATATTTCAGTCACAAATCTGATTAGTATTGTGGCAGATGCTTATGCGTTCGATAACTACGTTCACATTAAGTATATTCGTTGGGCGGGGGTGTTATGGACTGTGGCTTCGGTCAACGTCCAGCACCCCCGCTTAGTGTTGTCATTAGGCAAAGTATACAACGGGCCTATATTTGTGGAAGAAGGTGGCTAATGGGATCTAGAAGCGATCTTCACTCTCTACTAAAAACCGCTTTAGGCTCAGACAAGGTATATTTTCAACCTCCGAATAATCTTCAGATGACTTACCCATGTATCGTGTACATTAGAGATCGTGCAATCACAAAGTTTGCATGTAATCTTCCGTACAAGAACGTGAAAGGTTATCAAATTACGATTATCGACAAGGATCCAGATAGTGAGATTCCTGATAAGATAGCGGCTTTACCAATGTGTGTCTTTGACCGTTTCTTTAGGTCGGACAACTTGAACCATTTCGTCTATAACATATTCTTCTAAGGAGAAGACATGTCAGAACTTATTTGGGATGCCTCTGGTGACCGCCTCTTTGAAACGGGCGTTGATCACGGTGTTCTTTACCTTCCCACTGGCGGGGTTTACAGCGATGGGTATGCTTGGAATGGTCTTACGGCTGTTACCGAGTCTCCCTCTGGCGCTGAAGCCAACGCACAGTATGCCGACAACCTGAAGTACCTCAACCTGTTCTCGGTTGAGGAGCTGGGTGGTACCATTGAGGCGTTCACCTATCCTGACGAGTTTGGTCAGTGTGATGGTACCGCCTCTCCTGAGCAGGGCGTTCTCGTTGCCCAGCAGTCTCGAAGCGTCTTTGGTCTTTCGTACCGAACGCTTCTTGGTAACGACCAGGATGGTAACGACTTTGGCTACAAGCTTCACCTGCTTTACGGTGCGCAGGCCTCTCCGTCGGAGAAGGCTTACGCCACGGTTAACGACACGCCCGAGCCGATTACCTTTAGCTGGGAGTTCACCACGACTGCGGTTGCTGTCACCGGCCTGAAGCCTTCGTCGCTTCTGGTCATTGACTCGACCCAGGTTGATTCCGGGAACCTGGTCACCCTTGAAGAGGCCCTGTATGGCACGGATCTTACTGATCCTCGCCTGCCTCTTCCTGACGAGGTCATTGCGATGTTTGCTGGTACGCCTACGGTTGTTACGGCAACCGAGCCCAGCTTCGTTGCGGCTACTGGTGTTATCACTATCCCCACGGTTACTGGTGTTCGTTACCGTCGCGCCGATACCAACGCTGTTGTTACTGGTACCGTTACGATCACTCCGGCTGGTGCCTCGCTGGTCATCACTGCTGAGCCCACCTCTGGTGCGTACACGTTCAGTGGCTTTAGTGATGATGACTGGTCGTTCACTCGCGATCCGTGATGATTTGACAAAGGAGACCAGAGAATGCTTAGTATTGTTGTGCTTGGAGAAGAGCTTTACAATGAAGAGACCCAAGAGTTCAGTACTCTTGGAGATTTCGTTTTAGAGTTCGAGCATTCTCTGGTCTCACTGTCAAAATGGGAAGCGAAACACGAAAAGGCTTTCTTAGGAAAGGGTGATAAAACCACCGAAGAGATTTTCGATTACCTTAAGTGTATGGTTCTTACGCCCGATGTTCCTGAACAAGTGTTCTACAATCTTTCTGATGAGAACATTGAAGCTATTAACCAGTACATTGAGGCTAAACATTCTGCCACAACGTTTGGGCGTCTGCCTAAAGAACGTGGCACTGGCGAAACTATTACCGCCGAACTGATCTACTATTGGATGATCGGTTTGAACATTCCGTTCGAGTGTCAGCACTGGCATTTGAACCGCTTGTTCTCTTTGATTCGTGTTTGCGGAGTCAAGAACTCCCCGCCCAAAAAGATGTCCCGGTCTGAAATCGCGGCAGAGCGAAATCGTTTGAATGCACAGCGTAGAGAACAACTAGGCACAAGAGGTTAACATGGCGCAACTTACTTGGGGTGATGAAGAAACAAAGCGGTATGTATACGGCGTAGATCGAGGGGTTTTGCATGGCCAAACCTCAGACTTGGTTGTTCCTTGGAATGGCTTGACTAAAGTCGGTGAATCTGAAGCTTCTTTAAGTGGGACCGCAAGTGCGTTTGACGGGTATGAGTATGTTGCCCTAATGCACCGTAGTTTCTACGAAGCAGATGTGGAAGCATTCTCCTTCCCAGATACATTGAAGGCCATAAACGGCGAAGTAGACGCTTTACCAGGGTTCATCCTTACCGGGCAAGACCGAGAGCAAGCAGATTTCTCATATAGGACGTTCGACAACGAAACGGACTATAAGATTCACTTCGTGTGGAATGCTATATTTTCGCTCAAATCGAAGTCAAGAGAGTGAAGATCGCTTCTAGATCCCATTAGCCACCTTCTTCCACAAATATAGGCCCGTTGTATACTTTGCCTAATGACAACACTAAGCGGGGGTGCTGAACGTTGACCGAAGTCACAGTCCATACCACCCCCGCCCAACGAATATACTTAATGTGAACGTAGTTATCGAACGCATAAGCATCTGCCACAATACTAATCAG